CCTACTATGCAAACATCTATGTCGTAAAAGATCCTACCAATCCTCAGAATGAGGGTGGAGTATTCCTCTACAAGTTTGGTAAGAAGATCTTTGATAAGGTTATGGAAGCAATGCAACCAGAATTTGAGGATGAGTCACCGATTAATCCTTTTGACTTCTGGCAAGGTGCAAACTTCAAGTTGAAGATCGTCAAGAAGGATGGTTACTGGAACTATGATAAGTCAGAGTTCGATAAAGTATCTCCTCTACTTGAAGATGATGATGCACTAGAAGCATTATGGAAGAAGCAGTATTCACTTGCTGCTGTCACTGCTGCTGATCAGTTTAAGTCTTATGATGACCTTCAGAAACGTCTGAAGTATGTTCTAGGACAGAGACCTCCTGCACGTCGTGTAGATGAGGATGTGGTTGATGAGGACAACTCTCGTGGTTCTTATACACCAGACTTCAATTCTCGTAAGGCACAGGAGACTGTGACTGCTGCTGTCGCATCTGCTAGTTCAGATGAGGACGATGCACTGTCATACTTTCAGAAGCTAGCAGAGGAGTGATTCTCTCAGGGGAAATTCGACTTTTTATTCCAAAAAAGGCGGAAAAAAATCTCTGGTATTTTTTGCCCCTATTAGTTTTTTGATTATTGATATAGTCTGATATTTTCAGCTTTTTTAAGGTTTCCATTGAGGTACTCAGTGGAACCTTTTTTATATGGCATGAGATCTTCTATGTCATCTATAATGACTGTGAGGTATTCTTGTTTTAATATGAATATCTCTCTTTTCTTATTTTCTATTTTTTCTTCATATTGATAGTTTGTAACTGGTCTGGTAATATCAGATGCAGTTACCATTCCACTTACATAGTAGTCATAGTAGGTTTGATTAAAATCAGAACTTACCTCTAAACCTGCTGGAACGATAGTTACGTCATTACTATCTTTTACTTCAACCGTCTCATGATGGTGAACCCCATTATAGAGGTTATCGTAGTTATCGTACTTATCTAATAAAAACCTATCAAAGTCATTTTGAGGCATTGGCCATTCTGTTGGAATATGAGTTATATTATTCGCAAGGAGAATAACCCAATCTAAGTCAGAATTCTCATATACCTTATGTGCCACATTATCAGGTCTATCGTTACCCTCAACAGAATACTTGGTAAAGAAGGTTAGACTTTGGAAAATATCCTCTCTGAGAGTTGCTCTTCTAAAGAAATTTTTGACACGAATATAATCAGATATTTTAGCATCAGGTAATCTGCTAACATAGTCAAAATCAGGAATAAGATCGAAATAACTTGACATTTTAGAAACCTATTTCAGATGGGAAAGTTGTATTGCCATAATCATCATTATATATTGGATTCATTTCTCGGAAATTCATGTTTATTTGATAAGCAGTCATTACACCATCATCATATGTTGAGTAAGCACCATTTGGAGTGTAATTGACATTAAATGAACCCATAGCACATTCTTTAAATTTATTTAAGTAAGGATGATCATTTACTCCAAATCCACTAGATTCAGATCCATTACGTTTATAAGCAAGTCGGAAGGTATGTGGAGATTTTAGAAATAAACGAGATTTACTTCTAATTGGAGACATTCCTTGTTTAAAGAATCTGATGATTTTAATGACAGTTTTTGCTTCTTCTCTACTTCTTGGAGCAAGTGTAAAAGCAAAACTAAAGTTTCTTATGTTTGGTGCAGTAAATAATAATTCCATATTAGGGTTCATTATCGCACCAGTTGTTCTTGTCAATAAATTCTGTGCTCCTGATGCTTGTCCTGCTATGTAAGTTCCTAATGCTGACTTTGTATCATCAGATTTTAAAGCACTTTTGACTAAATCAGATGCTGTTTGTGCTCCTTCTCCAACACTTTTTCCTATTGTATCTAAAGCAATATTTGCTAATGCTAATTGGAACGGATTAATTGTATCTTCATTCCATGTAACTTGTTGACTATCCTGAATTCCTCCTGGTACTGGAAGAATGACAGTTCCTATTGTTTTTCTATCAGGATCTCTGTCTGATATACCTAAACTTGCACTACCTTGACCCTCTCCTAGTGACATTGAACCTTTCAATTTAGTTGGTTTAAATGCCATCATATCAATTTTTAAGAAATCTTGTCCATCATTTCCTGTTCTTAATGTAGTTGGAAATACATGAATACCAAAACCATCTTCTCTTGTTCCTGGTTCAGATTTTCCTAATTTGATAGAATCAATAGTAGTGGGATTACTTAGAGCATTTTTATTATCTGTGCCTCCCTCATCTGCTTTATTGGTTTTTGTTAAATTTTTTGATTTGTTTCCTGCTGCTTCTGGACTTAGAGTAGAATCTGCTGCCAATAATCCTTTCTTTATTGTCTCTGAAGCTGCATTTTTTACTAGTTTTATATTATCATTAATAAATGCTTTATGTTTTAAATCTTGGTCAAACCAGTTGGGGTTAAATTCTAATTTACCTGATTCTGAAAAAATAGTTCCTGCTCTTTTATCATCAATCAATTCTTCTTCATATAAATCAATATCTCCCTCTTTCTTATTAACAAGCGTAAACCAATTAGTACCATTACCTTTAAAAGTATTGGATGTATCATCACTCCCATAGTATCCTTCTTTTGTTGCCATTTAATATACAGATCTTTTACTTATTTAGTATGAATTTTCCATAAGGAAAGTTGAGAAGGTCATCTAGTTCATTATATTGAACAATATACAGTTGTCCTGCTAGTTCTTCCCATGTATAATTACGAGATTGTCTCCAATGAAAGTTAAGTCCCTTAAATCCCCATGCCTGTAAATCAGTACAAGCAATTAGTGGATGTTGGTCATAGGTAATATCAGGAGTTTTTGCATTGTATACAAAGGTATAGAATTGTCCCACTTCAGGTATAGGAGTTACAGTATCATTAAGTGCTTGCATAATAATCATCATCATTTCTTCAGGATTATTAACTGCTGCTGCTAAATCTTCTTTTATCGGTTCTATGCGATTTACATACCTTTCTTCATCTTCATCATTACCATTAAATCCGAATGAATCTGTCATTATCTTATACCTAGTTCTTTTTCTGTTATAATCTTAAATTCAATTTTTCGGTCTTTACACCATTCATCTGCTGCTTTCCATTTTGCTTGATTTACAGCATATGTCTGACACTCGTAGAGATAGGATTTAGTCACTCTTTTTCTTTGTTTTGGTGCTTTGGTCTGTTTAAGAGGTTTTACCTCAATTACGTAAGTTTTCAATTTTCCTGTATTTTCTTTTACTTTGATGATAAAATCTGGAAAGTACCTACGAACCCTACCATCAGGAGCATAGTATGGGATCCAAAATTCTTCACTTCCCCATTCTGTAATATTCTCATTCAGATCACACCAATTGCAAAATCGTCTTTCCCAAGAACTACGACAAATAATATTAGTTACATCACCCTTGTATTTCTTGGGTTTTGTAGGTTTGAATAGACTTTTAATACTTTCTCCCATTATCTCATATACATAATATATAAGGTCAAAAAGTATTTATAAATGCCCTCTGTAAGAACCGTATCTAACATCAAAGCTAATCTGTTAAGGCCAGCAACTACTTCTCATTTTGAAGTGGAGATACCTATTATTGGTGCTCTTGGCAAATGGAGGGGTATTGGTAAACAAGATAAAATCCAATTGATGTGTTCAGAAGCATCTTTGCCTGGATCTAATTTAGCAACATTTGATATTAGTAATGATCGCACAGGTGTAACAGAGAAACATGTTCATAGAAGAATATTTGATGATAGAATAGATTTAACTTTTTATGTTGATGCTGGATTATATCAACCAATTAAATTTTTTGAGGAGTGGATTGCCTATATTACTAATGGAAGACAGATAGCTCCGAGAGATAATGAAAGACAATTGATGACAGAGAATTATTTTTATAGAATGAGATATCCTGATCAATACATTGCTGGTCAAGGATTAAAAGTTACAAAATTTGAAAGAGATCATTTAAATCCATTAACATATGAATTTGTTAGATCCTTTCCTCTTGCCATATCTTCAATGCCTGTTTCATATGATGGATCTTCGCTATTGAAATGCACAGTATCAATGAGTTATGTAAGGTATGTTGTAAGAAATTTATATGTTCAGAATGCATATCCA